AACTCCTTCTAGATAAGTGGGTCAAGTGAGCTTCGTTCGATCTCTTGGTAACCACGCAGTGTACTTTCGTAGGGTTCAGGCCGTCTGCCTCTATGTCTAAAAACACAGTATTCGTAGTAGGCGAGATCAAGCTTTTGTCTGTCTGAAAGTTCATATCCACTCTCCATCATCTCCTTGTTCTCTTCCTGTTCCATAATCCAACGGCTCATCTTCGACATACTTTACTCCTTCTAAATCATATAGGTCAGCATAGTCTAGGTTACCTATAGCTGTCAAGTCATCATCAGCAAGGAACCGACTACAATCATTACACATATCAACGAACTGACCACTACCACTAAACTTCTTGGTTAGTTCGTAGTTACTCAACACCTTATCACAAGCTACACATCTCATTCAAATACCTCTGAGAGTCTCCCCGTATCTTTGTTATACATCAGCGACGTAGCTGGTCCTGTCATACCGCTGAATCTGTTCTTCAACACACGCACGTTGGTAGTGTTACGTACCATAGGATCTTCTGCCTGTGCGTTACGTTCTAATCCTATCACTATGTCACTGAGTTGCGCAATGGCTGCACTTCCACGTAGCTGACCAAGGCTGGTGTATGCGCCATCCTCGTGACCCTTACCATCAGGACGTTTGAGGTGTGACACAACAAACATACACACACGCATCTCCTGACAGAACATACGTAGCTTGGTCATTATCTCATCAATAGCCTTGCGCTCATCACCGTTGTCCTGATCTGACACCAGTATTGAGATGTGATCCAGCACAATGTACTGCACACCCAGCACCTTGATCTGATACCTAAACCGTGCCAGTACGTTCTCTATTTTGTTAGAACCAAACGTGTCCCACAACACCACACGGTCATCAAGGTTGAGACTGTCAAACACTTGGTCAACTTCAGAGGGTGAGTAGTCACAACCCGGAAGATGGATAGGCTTATTGATCTGTAGTCCTACCAGACCACGCGCTGTCCTGTCTGGTGTCTCTTCAAGGAACGCTAGCCCTACCCTGTCGTTGGTCTGTCCAAGGATGGAGAACACTAGCTCACGCATGAACGTAGACTTACCCAGACCAGAGCCAGCACAGATAGTGACTAACTCAGTAGGACGCACACCAAACGTCATGTCATCTAGCCCCTTGTAGGGGTAACGTACCTCTGCTTCCTCCAATGGTTTCTTCAGCGCCTCGCGTAGGGAACCCAGCATCACCATACCATCAGGTGTGTAGGTCTTAGCCGCCCACCATCGCTTGACAAAATCCTCCTTGTCACCGTTCAACAAGTAGTCACACGCATCCTTGTGTTCACCATGATGGTAGATCCTAGACTTGCCACCAAATATATCAGCACATTCTAGAGCAGCAGAGCGGCCATGATCGTCGTTGTCAAAGCAAAAGATAATATGATCGTACTGGTTGAGAAAGTCGTAGGCGCGGCGACAGTCAGCAGCAGCACCTTGGGCACCATTACGAACAGACACAACAGGATACTTGCCACCAAACATTTGATAGGATGCCAGTGCATCGAACTCCCCCTCCACCACGGTTATGTACTGACCACCAGAAGGGAACAGGTGCTGACCATACAACCCAGCCTTCTTCCAGTCCCCGCCAATCTTGAACTGTTTGTCTGGATACCGTGTTTTAACTGCAGTTAATTCACCTTGTGGGGTGTGATATCCGAATAGAATGTTGCCTGCCTTCTGCTGTGCAGAGTACGCCGCCATAGTAGTGGCAGTTAGGCCCCTGTCCTGATAGCCCTTGTATGGCTCTGTGAAGGCCGCTTTGTCTAACCCTTGTCCGGGTACTACTCGTTCCTGAATGTTGCTCACAGAGGCTCCTGTGGACTCTGGTGGGGTGTATGTGGCACATGCAAAGCAATAACTAGATCCATCCTCGTTGTAAGACAACGCATCACTAGAACCACAATCACCACACTCTTGGTGTAACTTAACGAATCCCATATAAATATCCTCTAGGAAGGAAAGAAATGTCCCAGTAACTCAAACTCTTCTTTGAGCGTTACGCGACGAATACGAACAGGTAGAAAAGGGTAACTGTTTATGTGCGCTATAAGAGCCGATTGCGCTCCTACTTCAGTTTCATAGGCGTTACCTTTTTCCCACTCGTCTGTACCAACACAAATATCTGTTTGGTACTCAAGCTGGTAATATGTTTTTGGTATGTCATCCACTTCTATCATCAGTGTACTACCTCCTCATCACCAAACAGATTGTTGTACATCTCTGCTATTTCGTCATCATCAAGATTCTGATTCATTAACTCACGTTGCATATTGATGTATATCTGAACGACCTCAACCATCGTAACATGAGTAAACTCGTACTCAACCAGTTCTTCAATCATCTGATCTCTAGTCATATGTAGTTCCTATGTATTAGTAATAGTATTAATAATAATAGTAATACTTAGTTATCTATATAGAGAGTATAACACATTTCAAAAGAAAAACCCAATGCACTATTTACACTGTTTAACTTTCCGTTCCTTTTCACCGTAGTATTCCTCCACCTCCGTTTCGAGCAGACACAAGAACTTGTCTAGTTCACCTGACCGCTTGAGTTTCCACAGCGCCCTGCGTTCTATGTTGCGTACTGTCTCACTCGATACGCCTAACACCTCGGCTATCTCCCTGTAAGTCATACCATCTCTCATGTTAGAACCTCATCATTGATCTGTCTTTAAGCTTGACTAGCTTACCATTCTTACCACAGTACAGGTCAACAAACATATCATGTTTCATTGCCTTCTTACTCTTGAACACCATGTACTCCACACCGCTTTCTGGCTTGAAGTCACGCAGTCGTTTGACCACACGGTACGCGGTGATCCAGCCCGGCTTTAACTCAGTAACTGGCTTGATGTAGTAACTCATAGCTCTGTTTCTCCTCTCTGGGTATTGGGGGACGTTTCTAAGTACTCTTTCAACAGACGCTCTAACTGGTTCTGTATTTTTTCTGGGTGTTCTACCAAAATATATTTACCCTTACTACTACCTACGGGATACCATACTATAAAACTGTCCACAAAAAGAGCGGCAGTTCTTCGTATTTCCTCATCACTCATATCTCAATACCTCTAAAGGCTTCGTCTAGTTTACGGTACACATTCTCTGTCCACTCGTTCACGCTGTAGTCAGAGATAACAACCATAGGCTCGTTACCTGACCCGTTGTTGTAGATCAACAAGAACCAACCAACACAGCCACCATTTTTGTCATATACCTCAAGCTGATCCATTTCAGTCTGCGATAGGTTCTTAAGGATGTGTAGCTTGTCACTACACCCTTGCACAGACAGTTCTTCACCATCCCACACTGACACCTTACCATCATCACGCAGGCACAGGTCCACCAGCAGTTGAAGTACAGGCCGTTCACACGGTGCTGCATACTCGGGATACTTGTTGTCAAATTGGATAATCATTTTCTCTCCTCAATGTCATCGTGAATAAGATCCAGAATGTAATCGTGATTGAACCACGCAGTAACATCATACCCGTGAGCCATGATCTGGTCAACCTCAACCAGACCCATTTCCTCGTGCAACAGGTAGGTAATCTGCACATCGATGGTCATCCACGGACAGTCAAGCTCAGTGTCAAACGTTCTGTGTATCATCACTCGCCTCCAACATACTTATCATCTGGTCAAGACGAGACAACGCGCCTTCCTTACCTCTCGCCATACCGTACATGAAGTCAGGCATACCAGCGCCATACCCCTCACGCTTATACCTACGATACTCACGCAGGTTATCAGCCTTGAGGTCACGCAATGTCTGCCTGAAGTTACGCAGTTCTACCAATAGATTAGGACTCATTTGTTTTTCCTTCCTCAAGTTGTCGGATCTTTTCACGCAGTTCGTGAAGCTGGTTCTGAGTAGCAGTCAGGTTACGCACCTGAATACTCTTACCATACTCGTAAACACTCTTGACCAGTTCCAGCGCAGACTCAACCGTTAGTACGTCTGCTACCTTACTCAAGAACAACTCGTTGTCCATGTCCTCAAGCATATGGTCTAGGATGTCTCCATCAGAATAACCCCATCCTTCCATCATATCCATAGCGTCGACGATGTTGTCAGGCTCCACGTACTCCATGATCACATCGTCATAGTCTGCAAGGTCAACTACGCTTGTTACTTCAATCTCACTTGTTTTCCAACTCATGATACTTCTCCTTAAATGCATTTAATATTAATGGTTTGTGTAACTTACATTAGGTACTGCTTTATCCCAACACGCTCGACACTCACCACACTTGTTGTCCTGCTTAGGTGCGGGGCATACGAACGAGTCAGTAGGGATTCTATCCTTGTGTACTGTTGATGTCAAACTAAAACGCTTCGGTGGTGGTCCATCAATCATAGCCGCAGACACACGCACGATCAGATTGTCTGGCATTTCACCACGATACTGCGATACATACTTAGCCTCACGCGTAGGCAGCCAGTGCTTAGTCTCAGGTGTACGCTTCGCTACCTCCACGATGTTAGCTAGATGCCACACACCTTGGATGTCTCCCGAATCATGCCACCTAAAGTACGGCGCTTTGTTGATAGCTATCGCCATGTTCTCCACCCAATCAGGATGAGAAAGAGCATTAAGTCTACGCTTCAACGCCTTCTTTACGTTAGGAAAAACGTAGTTACCCTTGCAAGCATAACAGTTCTCACACACAGACCCCTTCACCTTCATCAGCTTTGAACCAGTGTGACAGTTCTCCGCTGGTGTTGATGTGGATCTACACGGAACCTTGCTCGGGTTAGCTAGTCCACCTACC